CCGCCTCTGGTTCCGCCCCGTCTTACTCTGCGCGTGCATGGGTGAACTTCAACGGGACGGGCACTGTGGCCATTCGATCCAGCGGTAACGTCACCAGTATTACGGACAACGGTACAGGGCTGTATAAAGTTAACTTCACGACCGCAATGCCTGATGCAAACTACTCTGCTGTTGCAGCCACGGGTCAAACTGGCACTACCGCAGCAACTCAGCAACAACCAAGTGCCTACACATACACGACATCTGCCGTGTCCATTTCTTCCGTACAGGGCAGTACACGCGCATTCTCAGACTCAAGCGAAGTGTCTGTCGCCATCTTCCGTTAATCATCAGGAGAAATCATGAACCAACGAATCATTTACCCAACTGACGATGGCGGCGTGGCCGTCATTGTTCCCGCCGCTGAGTGTGGCCTGAGCATTGAGGAAATCGCTGCCAAAGATGTACCCGCTGGCAAACCTTTTAAGATCGTGGATGTCGCGGACATTCCCGCAGATCGCACATTCCGTAACGCATGGGAGTTCGCAGCATGATTACCGTCAACCTCGACAAAGCCAAGACCATCGTCCATGACATTCGCCGTGCAAAGCGCACCAGCGAGTTTGCTCCTTTGGACATCAAGGCCACTATCCCAAGCGAAGCTGTTGCTGCTGAAGCTGCTCGTCAGGCTATCCGTGACAAGTACGCAGCTATCCAGACGAACATTGACGCTGCGCCCGGTATTGATGAACTCAAACTGATCGTTAACAGTTTGTCTTAATGCAGAACGCCTATGCTGGCCGAACTTGCCGCAGCGAATGCAGCCTTCGCAGTAAAGCGGCAATTTCTTTTTGATGTTCTGAGGGGAATTTTGTGGACAACCAGCAGCTTTTCAACATCGTAGTATCCGTTGGCGGGTTTCTGGCCGTTTGGGTATTCAACAACATGAACCGACAAATCCAGAGGCTAGAGGACAAGATGAGTTCCATGCCCATGGTTTATGTGCAGAAGGATGACTACCGCAACGACATTGCGGAGGTGAAGTCCATCTTGCATCAAATCTTTGACAAGTTGGACGGCAAAGCCGACAAGTAAATGCTTGCAGAACTTGCCGCAGCCAATGCAGCCTTCGCAGTAATTAAGGCGGCTCTTGCAAACGGCAAAGAGTTGTCCGACATTGGATCGAAGGCTCTTGAATACTTCGACTACAAGTCGAAACTTCAGGAAAGCGCCAACCAGAAGGCCGGCGGTCGGCCCATTGAAGGTCGGTCTGACCTTGAGGAGTTCATGGCGCTTGAGAAGCTGCGCCAGCAAGAGGAGCACCTCAAGGCGCAGATGGTTTACGCAGGCCGTCCGGGCATGTGGGACGACTGGATGAAGTTTCAGGCCATGGCGGCAAGAAAACGCCGTGAAGCCAAAGAAGCAGAGGTTCGCCGGATTGCCTTGAAAAAGGAAAAGTTTGAGCAGATGGTCGAGTATGTGGTGGTGGCAATTGCCTCTGTCATATTGGCTGGATTCATCATCTACGGCATTGTTTTGTACATGAAGCACTTGAGATGAGCGACGACAAGCTGAACGCGAACTCCACCCTAGACAAAGTGCTCGGGTATGTGGACTCGCCTTTCAAGCTGTTTGCCATCCTTGTCATGGGCGTTGTGGCGTTCTCTGGCTACTTCCTTTGGCAGAATCAGGAGTTCATGAGGGACGCCTACAAAGAGTCCAAGAAGCTACCTGAGATCAATGCCAGCCGAGCGGATGAGACTGCGGCCATGCTGTTCAAGAAGACCGGGGCCACGGTGGTTGCCATCTTCAAGGTCAATCCGCTTTTTGGGAGCCGGGTGCTGTACAAGGCGTATACCAAGGACGGGCGGGACAAAAGCATTGAGGACATTGATGTTGGCCTGTTCAGTCAGAACGCAGCCAACAACCACGATGTCATCAAGCTGATGACCAACGAAATCCCGTGTAGCGAGTACCGCTACGCCCAGTCTGAAGTCGGGCTTTGGTATCTTGAGAAGGGCGTGACCTTCACCTGCCGGGTGAGTGTGCCTCCAGATAACCATCGGTTTGTTGGCCAGATTACCGTGGGGTGGAGTGAACCCCCGCAAAGCCTAGAGCAGATAAAATTCATGCTGGAGATTGCCAGCGCCATGTTGACTAAAAGGGGAAACTGATGATAGGACTCGACGCACTTTTGACCGTGGGCGGCAAACTGATTGACAAGCTGATTCCAGACCCCGAGGCCAAGGCCAAGGCGCAACTGGAACTGGCAACGCTGGCGCAGAACGGCGAACTGGCTCAGATGGCCAACGAAACCAAGCTGTTTGAGACCGAACAGAACAACCTCACAGACCGCCTGAAGGCGGACATGGCGTCTGATTCTTGGCTTTCCAAGAACATCCGCCCCATGACCCTGCTGCTGATCCTTGGTGGGTATTTCACCTTTGCCATGATGAGCGCCTTTGACTACGACACCAACAAGTCGTATGTGGAGTTGCTTGGCCAGTGGGGTATGTTGGTCATGTCGTTCTACTTCGGTGGGCGCACCCTTGAGAAAATCATGGACATGAAGTCCGAAAAGAAGGAACAGAAATGAAAGAGAACTTCCACGAATCCTTTGAGCATGTCCTGAAGTCTGAGGGCGGCTATGTCAACGATCCCGACGACCGGGGCGGCGAGACCAACCTTGGCGTGACCAAGGCGGCTTGGGCGCAATACATTGGCCGTCCAGTTCAGGACGGCGAAATGCGTGCGCTGACCCGAGAAACAGTCGAGCCTTTCTACAAGAAGGGCTACTGGGACAAGTGCCGCTGCGACGAACTGCCCGGCGGTCTGGACTTTGCCGTTTTTGACTTCGCGGTCAACGCCGGGCCGGGTCGCGCTGCCAAGTTCCTGCAGCAGGCCGTTGGCGTGACGGCTGACGGCGCTATTGGCCCAGCCACCATGGCCGCTGTGGCCAAGGTAGACCCGGCGCAAGCTGTGATTGCATTTGGTAAAACCAAAGAGCAGTTCTACAATGGGATCGTGGCGCGTGACCCGAGCCAAGCCAAGTTCATCAAGGGCTGGCTGAACCGGGTGGCTTCTGTTGAGAAGTTTGCCAACACCTTGATCGCATAAGGACTGAAATGACGACCACAAACTCATGGGTCATGACCTATGACTCACTGACAAGTTCGGTGCTCCAGTATCTGGAGCGTTCGGATGCGGCTGTGGTCAATGCCATCCCCACCTTCATCACCCTGTGCGAGTTTGAAATCGCCCAGAACATCAAGACTCTGGGCCAGATGGAGGTTGTCGATTCGGTCATGCAGATCGGCAACCCCGTCATCCAAAAGCCTGCCCGGTGGCGCAAAACCACATCCATGACGCTGTCCAACGAGGGCGTCAAGCAGCCCATGTTCGTGCGCAAGCTGGAGTACCTGAACAACTATGCTCAGGATGTCACCGAGACCGGCACGCCCCTGTATTACGCCGATTACGACTACGACAACTGGTTTGTGTCGCCCACCCCCGACAAGGCCTATGCCTTTGAGGCGCTGTGCTACACCCGGCTGCAGCCCCTGTCGTCGAGCAATCAGACCAACTGGCTGACCCAGAATGCTCCCAACGCCATGCTCTTTGGCACTCTGAAGCAAACCGCCCCGTTCCTGAAGAACGACGCTCGTCTGACCCTGTGGAAGCAGATGTTCGACGAGGCCCTGAACGCCCTTAAAACCGAGGACACGCTGCGAATTGCAGACCGTTCCGCCATTGCCGTGGATAACTGATCATGACATCCTACGTAAACCCATTCACTGGCCAGACGATCTCGCCATCCTCTGTCAGTTACGAGTCCCTGTCGTTGACGGCCAACCTCTCATTGGAGTGGCCAATCAACGGCACCACCGGCACCCCGGCCAGCAGCATCATCGACGTGACGGCCACATCGTCCGGCACGAGCACTGGATGGCTGCTGGAGTTGCCCCCGGCCACGCAGGTTTCAACCGGCCAGTCGGTGCTGGTGCGCAACGTGGGCGCGAACACCTTCACGGTCACTGACACCGGCGGCAACACCATCATCGCAGTGACCTCTGGGGTCGCCCAGTTCATCTTCCTGACGAACAACTCCACCACCAACGGCACATGGGCCTCGGTGGTGTTTGGCGCAGGCACCTCGTCGGCCAACGCAAGTGCTCTGGCTGGCTACGGCCTGACACCCATCGGCTTGACCTTGAATCAGGCCTACAACCTGACCTACTACTACTCTGATGCCACCCTTGCAGCAGCAAACCGGGCGCAGTTCACTGTCTGGGATTCTGGCGTCGGGTCGTTCACCCTGCCGTCTGCATCCGTGGTTGGGAACAACTGGTTCACCATCATTCGCACCGGTGGCTCGGGCATCCTGACAATCCTGCCGTCCGGCACCGATACCATCGACTCTGAGGCCGACATGCAGTTGCAGTTGACCGAGTCTGTCGTGGTGGTGTCCAACGGCGTGGACGGGTACAACACATACGCCTATGGCCGCTCCAGCCAGTTTGCCTTCACTCAACTGGCTCAGGTGGTAACCGGCGGCACCCTGACGCTCACCCCGGCTCAGGGCGCAAGCATCATTCAGGAGTATTCGGGCACGCTGACCTCCAACCAGATCGTGGTGCTGCCATCGACCGTGCAGCTTTATTCCTTGCAGAACGCCACCTCCGGGGCTTATACGCTGACATTCAAGACATCTGCCGTGGGCGCATCCACTGTGACTGTTGGTCAGGGTCAGACGGCCTTCGTGGTGTGCGACGGCACAAACGTGTACAGCACCACGACCAACGCCAGTTCGTCTGGCACCCTCACGGCCATCACCTTGGGGACAGGCTCTGCTGGTGCTCCGTCGCTCAACTTTTCTGGCAACACCAACACCGGCATGTACCTTCCGGCCTCTGGCCAAATTGGTCTGTCCATCTCTGGGGTGGATCAATTCCTTCTGACATCCAGCGGCCTGACAATCCCAAGCGGCATTTCCGGGGGGTTGTTCTAAATGACCGCAAAAGTCATCCAGCTACAGGTCAAGCCCGGCATCCAGCGGGACGGCACGCAATTTGCAGCCCCATGCTATGTGGATGGCCAGTGGGTGCGCTTCCAAAACAGCCTGCCGCGCAAGATGGGTGGCTACAACGGCATCTTTCTGGACGCCAGCGGCATCTCTCGCGGGATGACGATGACTTCCACGAACGGCATCAACTATGTGGTGTCCGGCTACAACTTGGGCCTTGAGCAGTGGTAC